TGCAGGTATAATAACTGTTCCGTTACGAATCGTCATATATACCTCAAACTCATATCGCATATTTGGCTCAAGCGCAACAACGGGATATGCGACAGTAATAATGTGCTTACCATTCTCTAGTTTTTCAGTAGCAACATACGGCTCTTCATTACTAGGAAGTCTGACTGAATTGAGCGTATAGAATATGTCTACTTCACATCGTCCATCTCTCAAATAAGTGTAAGTGTTCTCTGCTATACCCGTTAGTGATACAGGGTTTCCGTTAATGTCTGTGATAGTTGTCTCTTGCTCATTGTAGTATGCTTTTACAGGTACGCTAACGTCCTCAGTTGTAGTGTCAACAACATCTGGAACATCAACGTCAACAAGAATAGTAGCAACAAACAATGCGTCTGTTTTTGAGCTAGGATTGAATATACACTCACCTATCTTGCTTGTCTGCAAATCTCCTATATTCGTCTGTCTAGGATTAGTGAATGATATGAACTGTAACTTGCTTCTCTCAATAGCCTGTGTGAGTATTCGGTTGCTCTCACTAGCAAGAACAGAACCGCCCTCTAAATACGGATTAAGCCCTTCACTATCAATCGTCATTCCCTGATGGAATCGCCACTCAATACTTGTAATGAGCGTATAGATAGTTCCGTTTCTTGTTATAAGTTCAAGTCTGTCACCACAATCGAATGACGGGTCACTCGGCATGTCCATATCGACAGGAGTATATTCGTCAATCGACTGTAAATGATTAAACAGATTATCCGTTTTTGTCTGCTGTGCTTCCTCTGAACCATAGTCCCACGCAGGTGCATCTTCAATAATCATTACAAGTCCCTGGTCGAGCACACTTGTGGTGTGCTTTGTGTACGTTCCAGCCAAACTTGAAATAGATATACCAACATACTTGCACTTATAGTCTGCGGGCACTAAAGTAAACCAATCGCTCATAGTAAGTGACGCGTCTGCGGTGCTAGAAAATCCCTTTATTGCTAACTGACCATCTCTGCTCGCATATGCAAAACAGCCAAGTAACTGACATATCATCTTAACCACATCTCTATATGTGTGTATGCCTCTTTCTTCGCTTGCGTCTGCTTGATAAGTATAGTTAGGAAAATTCGTAAGATAAAGTTCATCGAAATCAAGTTCCATTCCCGTATTTGCAGATACGGCTTGAAATAACTCCCACGGAAGTCCTGTTAAGAATGTTCCACCCAACTGCTTATCAAGGAGCGACATATTATCATAGCAAGTCAGTGTAACTCTATCTGTTGGTCTTTCTGCGTCCGCTACTGTATAGATGCCAAGCGGCACCTCTTCAAAGATAGGCACAGATGTTTCTCCAGAAGTATCTATGCCAGTTTGAATTTTGTATGTTAATTCAATGCTTGCGCCGTAAAAAGCGTATCTCTCCAAATCTGTGAGAATGGATATTTTAAGTACGCTGGTGAACACACCACCAAACATTAACTCGTCATCGTCTATACACTGTTTACTGATAGACAAGGAATTAGACGGCAGATTAGAACCATCAATGGCCATTGTCGTGCCGTCTGCAAATGTTAGTGTGCCGTAAACAGTATTGTAGGGTCTGCTTGCGGCACGTATTGCTGTCTTGTACGCCTGACTAGTGTTATACATTAGAAACTTGTACCTCTAATCATTCTTTGTTGATTGACATATCTTGCGTTTGCTTTGCCAATCTCTTTGTCTCCGATAGTCAAGTTCTTGCTCTCGACTACCTGTATTAACTGCTGTAATAATTGTATCATTTCTGCGTTACCACTGGTAGCCAATACTTCTGCAACCGCTTGCTTAATTGTATCGAGCGGAGCTTCAATATTAGTGCCGTGCGACTGGTCACCCAGAACTGCCATAAACTCTCTGTTAGGAGGAATAACTGCGCCCTGAGCAAGATGCGGAACTCTTGCAAGAGTTACGTGTTTCAAATTAAACCCAACAGATTTTCCACCCCAGTCTGGAACCCAGTTAGGAATATCTATCTTGATTTTATTAAGAGCGTCTGCAATCCCGTTTACCATTTTTTCAAGCCCACCAATTAGGACATTTATAATTGATATTATAGAGTTTACGGGAGTTTCAATATAACCCTTCAGTCTGTTCCAAATCAATCTAATGTCCTCTGCAAGTGTGTTAAAGGTGTTAGTTGCCGCAACACGAATTGCCACCCACGTATCTGCTAAAAACTGTTTAAAGGCAGATACCTTTTTAGAGAACCAATTAAACTTTTCGTCAGTGATGCCAAGCAACGATGCAATAACACCTACACCAAGCCAAAAAGCACTCTTAATTGTTTCCCATCCATCAACTATTCCTTGAACAAGCTCCGAAAAACTTATATTTTCAATTCCCTGATGAACATTATCGAGCCACCCAGATATATCTGTACCATAAATATCATCAAGTACACTTGCAACAACCTCTAACGGGTGATAATTAAGGTCAGCGAGAGTGTTCTTAATATCGTCAAACACCGCGGGCCAATCACCACTTAATATGTCTGCAATAAGTTGTAAAGCATCTCCAACAAGAGTTAATGTAAAAGCGAGTTCGTGTAATAGTATGTCAAACCCAATTTCAACAAGGGTAACAATATGTTTCTCCAATACATCAAGAACACCCGTTTCATCAAGAAACTCCCAAAAATCTTTAAGCGCATTTTTAAAGTTATCCCAGGCAAGTTTAAGGTCTTCTAATGCGGATACCATCTTTTCATAACCCGGCAACTTTGACAGGTCAATGTCTTTGATAGCCTGCTTAACTCTCTTTAACCAGCCTTCAACATCAGTTCCAAATATCTTATCAAACACGCCTGCAAGTGCAATTAGAGGGTCAAAGGTAAGGTCCGCAAGCAAACTCTTAAAGTCCTGAAGCCCTGTCTTTAAGTCTCCGTTTAATATATCTGCCAACAGATTAAATAAGTTTGTTACGATGCTTAATGCACTTGTAAAAGCAGTATCGGCTAAATATAAGACAATCTCTTCAAGCGTTTTGACAATAGGAGAATCCTTAAAATTATCAAACGCTGTTTTAAGTCTGTCGAAAGCCTCAATAACTCCGCTATCCTTAATTTTTTCTTTAATCTTATCAATAATATCAAAGATGCCCTTGAACTCCGATGGGTCAACATCTACGAGTTTAAACATATCGTTAGGGTCGGGAGTATACTTGTCTCCAAGTCCACCTCCTCCACCGCTACCAGTTCCGTTCGGGTCTTTGTCAACTCCAAGAACGTCCAAATCGTCAAATGCGGCAAGCCTGTCTGTCAACTTCTTTGCCTTATCTGCGGCACTTCCTGCACTACCACCTACGTTGTCGAGGCTATCGGCATAGTCTGCGGCCTTAACTTTAACTGCCTGAAATACTTGCTTTTGCCCAAGCAGTACACCTAAAAAACGAGCAAAGGCGTTTCCTACTTGTGCAATCTTATCAATAAGTGCCTCAAGCCAGGGAGTTACAAACTGTAAGATAGGTGAGAACGCAGTTGCCCAAGCGTTTTTCAGATATAAGAGAGAAGAAAGCAATCTAGTAATACTCGCATTAACGTGGTTATTACCATCGTTAAATTGAGCCATATTCTTGATACCTTCTCCTATGTACTTACGTAATCTACGAACAAGAAAGAATAAACTCCTAAAGCCAAACACATACTTTGTAATACCTGTAATTAAATGCTTAAGATTGGTACGCATAGTTTTAGCCATACTCTCAAAGGAGTTTCTAGCCCTGACAGCGTCCTTATGCCAATCGCTGAATCCTCTTTTAATTACTGATACCATAGGAGGTATTGATTTTAGTTGTTTTCCTGTTTCTGCGACTTTAGTATGCTCATTAGAAACATCTCTAAGATTTTGCTTATATCCTCGTATCTGAGAATTGATAAGTTCAATCATACGCAAAATATTTCCATAGGTACTATCTGCGCCTGCGGGCATACCCAAAGTCTCTATTGTCTTTTTTGCTTCCTTTAACTGATTATATCTTCGTATCAACTCTGCGATGTTATCAGTTGCAGGGTCTGACTGCATCCTATCCCAGAGTGTATTTGTATCTTCCGTAATAGAGCGAATGATAGTGTCTAACGCTGTTAATTGGCCCTCACACTCCTGGGAACTTTCCGCAAGTGCGTTAAGCGGGTTTTTATCTTCTCCAGAAATATCTTTAACGCTCTGTGAAAAAGATTGAGCGGAGTCTTTTGCTCCGTCAAGACTCTCTTTTACAGTAGCAAGGTTATCTGCTTCCTCTTTTGTAGACTGTGCGAGTTCTTGATTTGCATTTACTGAAAGTTCTACGTCACTTAAGGTTTGAGATATAATATCTTTTTGTTGAGCATAATTAGATAAGACTTCTTGTGAAGAAGCCTGTGCTCTCTCATAATCGGCCTGTAACTTTGCCTCTTCTTCCTCAATAAGAGCAATATAGTCCCTATTCTCTTTGATTAACCTATTTTGTTCTGCTTGAGCGGATAAGTTTCTCTGTGCCCCAGCACTCTCGGGATTTCTTTCGTATTTTTCGTTCCAAGTGCGCTGTAATTTAGATAAACCTCGCTCCTCATCTGCAATCTTAGTAAGTGTTGCTTGCTTTTCAGCACTGAGTTCCTTAAGATTATCTGCTATTGCGGATACATTTGTAGAGGCTGCGGATAATTCATCAGAAAGTCCTTTTGCATTTTTCTCTGCCGCTTCAAGCCTGGATTCAAGGGAAGTAAATCCTTTACCTTCAATTTTCTTGGAGGCATCTTTAAGTAATTTTTCAAGTTCTTTAATGTCATTTTGGGCCTGTGTAAGATTAAACCCCAAAGACAGTTCGGCATCAGTATTTGGCATAGCACTTACTCCTTGTTCCAGAGTTGGTTAAGTAACTCATCGTCCTCTTTCTGCTGTAAAGTACGTCTATCCCACATAAAGTATTGCGGATTATCGCGTCTAAATTCCTTCTCGTACTTTTCGAGCGGTTTACCCCTTGCGATTTTACTTCTTATCCCCACTACTGTTGCTAATGCTCCATCGCCGATAGCATTAAAATAACCCATAAAGGTCCACCAGTGAATGTAATTCTCCGCTCTGATTTCTCTCCCTGCTACTTTATTTATTGCTGAACTGATTAGCTGTGCATCATCTTCCCAATCTATTGTCTTATAATTCATTTCTGCGGCCGAGTGTGTTTGACCGCAGTTAAAAAACAAAAACGCCTTATCAATTAGTTCCTGCATAGTTTCTTCGTCGAGGCCCAATATGTGTTCAACCGTACTAAAATCCTCATAAAAGATTAGTAAGAATGTAACTATGCGTTCAATTTTTGATAGCGTAACATCATTAAGAACACTAAAACAATCTAACACCATACGATAATCTCCTTTATCTTGTATGGTGTAGACTGTATCTTTTATATCTATTGTTGTCGGTAATTCATACATTACTTCTTAGTGTTCTTCTTGTACTTGCTTGCTCGCCTTTCTGCTCTGTTCTTTAACTTGTCAAATTCTGCTCCAAGCCCATTCGTATAAAGTGAAGTGAGCGTATCAAGAATACGCATAAAACGTATCTGACCATCAACAGGGTCATACATATTTCCTGAAGGAGCACATACCTCTGACGCGTTAGTATCAAAGATAAAGTCAATGGTCTCTCTCATATCTTTGTCAATAGCAGAAAGCCTATCCGCCATCTCTCCAACAAGTTCCATTCCCTTAATATCTTCAGGGATACTCTCAATTTCCTTTCTTGCAGTTGCAAACAACTCATTTAACTTAGGATATCCGGTCTTTAAACGAGAAGTGATATTAAGGTCAGAAACATTAAGTTCCAAGATACGTCTATTGTCGCCCTCAATTCTAAACTTCTTCTTCTCAACAAAACCAAGGCTTACATCAGTAATCTCGGGCTCTTGAATGTTGTTTTGCTTAATCGTATCGTCTATCATATATACCTCCTGTAATATTGAGTATGCTCCTGTGCGCCTAAAGTTAAACGCACAGGAGTTTATAACTCAATTATACACCAACATCGGGTGTAAATGTGAAACCGTCTCCTAACTTATCAACGATACCGTTTGTAATATCGTTAGAGAGATAGACAGAGATAGGCATATTTACGTTGCTATCACCACCGATAGAGTTGTATGTGATTGTACAATCTGTCTGACGCTCTGCCTCATATCCGTTCTCTGCATCACCTACAAAGGCTGTGATAACGTAAATCGTAAAGAAGCCAAGTTCTGTAAGCGCATTCCTCTTACGAATGTCGTTCAACTTCTCACCGAGCAAAGAACTACCGAGAATGAGATAAGGGTCGAAATCCTGCTGAGGCTGTGTCTTATTAACATCGGAGTAGTTAATGCCGAGAATATCCGTTGACGTTGAAATGTCAGGGTTGTACTCGATAGATGAATCCTCTGTTCTACGACCAAGTACCTCACGGTTTACCCTAGTGTAGTAAGTGCTTTCTGCCCAAGCAGGTGCAGTATCACCAGTAACAGGAGCATAAGTGTAAGGCTCTGCTGACCCTGTGCGTGTGTAATACTCCGTATACTTTGTATCCCAATCTCCAGGTTCCTTGTCCTGAACTACGTAATACTTACCGCTATCGTTGTCTCTCCACTCTGCGACAGTCTGGAGCAACTTTCTTTCTGCTCTCTGATGAGGAGCAAGATTAAACTTGTTAATAGCCATAAATTTCTTTCTCCTTTCTTATGACCAAATAACTTCTGAATTGTCTATATAGTCAATCCTAATCTCCATACTGTACAGAGCGAGAGCAGGACTAACTTCTGTGTTAATTCCGTCAATAGACGGATTTTCCGAAGTAGTGCGCATTTCATCAATTTCACACTCTTCTCCAAAATCAGGGTAAATACGATTTTTACCCTGAATATTTACCCAATCCATAAAAGATTGAATATCCGCTAAATCGTCGATGTTTTCTCCAACAACGCTATCCTTCGCAATGGCCATATCAGTTATTGTTTTGGTAATAACGATTGAGAATATGTATCTTTTCGCAACGCTTCCGTCGATGAAAGTTCTGTTAGAAGATTTATCGTTAGATGAGGTAACAATCTGAACGTCATTATTCTTTGCATTAATGAAGTTGACAAAGATAGCACTTTCAGAAATGCCTGGGTACTGTAATATAAAATTAAGCACGGCTTTACTCTTATCAACCATTTTTAATCTCCTGTTTAACAAACTCTTTCATTTCGTCTAGCATTTTTCGTCTTAAAGGCGTCCACACTGTCGGAGTATCTCTAACATATTCAAGCCACCTTGCTTGAGCGTTGGGATTTTTTGTATATCCCGTTATGTGTATTACCCTGCCATCTCTAAGTTCAATGGTCTTACGTGCCGGGTGTCCTAAAACTCTGTTAGTTTCCTGCTTTGGGTGGATAGGAGATATCCAGCCTATGTGTACACCAGCGCCTCCGTTCTGTGTAGGCCCTTGCGAAAAAACAGCGCGGTTTGGTCCAAATACTTTTCCATAGTATTGATACAATACGTAAGGAAGTTTACTTGTATTACGATAG